ATAACCGTGCCGGCCTTTACCTTGTCGCGGTCGGCATAGCCTTCCTCATTCACGCCCGGCTCCACAAGGTCACCATCGCGCTCAATGAGAAAATCTCCCATGGGGCGATAGTTGCGCTTGAGCTTGATCGGAAACAGATCGTCTTCGGAAGCCTTGGGCTTCACCTTGCGACCGCGCTTCACGACAATTTCTTCCTGAGTTTCGGTTTCTTCCTGAGTTTCGGTTTCGTCTGTCATGCATTCTCCGTTGAGTGTGAGAAAGGGGGCCGGAGCCCCCAATCTGCTGTTGGATTAAGCGACGGCTGCCGAGAACGGTGTTGCTTCGGTGCCGGTTGCGGAGCCGACGACGCGGACAGCCCAGAAGCCGGACGAAACGTCCTCAAGCTCGATCACGTCGCCGCGAATGCCGCCTGTCGTGGTGCCGTTCATGGTGATCGTGTCGGACGTGCTTGCGGTTTCCCACACCACGGCGGTATCGGCGGCGTCCTGGGCGACAATCGCAACGCCGCTCATCACGTCGGTAGCATTCGCCACCTGGACAATAAGGGAGTTGGATGTGATCGTGGTCAGGACGAAGATACGGAACTTCGTGCCCGTGCCGGCCGAAGCCGGGAGGGTGAACGTGATGCCCGCCGCGCGGCTTGCCACCAGGGTGGCGTTGCCATGCGTCTTCTTGTTGAGAGTCAGCGTTGCGGAGGTCACCGCGATTGGCTGCATGATCATGGTTGATCTCCTTACGTGCTGGCAGTCAGGCCGTAGGCATCAGCGATGACACCGTGGGCAGCTTCGTTGTTGACGACCAGCGTGTATTCCACGTTGATCACCTTCTTTTCGTTGTCGCCGGTCTTGGCAACGTCGGTCGTGTCGATGTCACGCAGCACGCCCATAGTCACCATCGACGGATCGATGAGGAAGATGTTGCGGGCGATGGTGGCGCCAGCACGGGCCATCTGCTGGTTCGGAACCATGGTGATGGTACCGAAGTCGGACAGATAGGAATCCGCAGCCGCGACGATCTTGGTCTGACCGCTCTTCGGCGTCTCGTAACGCTGCGGTGCAACGTTCGCGTCTGCCATGAAGCCCGAGAACACCGTCTTGGCGTAGGGCGACATCATGCCGATGGAGACTTCACCGCCGGCATTGTAGGAGCTGAGAATGGTTGCATCGAGAAGCGCCTTGGAGAACGCGCGCTGCGTGCCGTTGGTCGCCGCGTCAACAACGCCAGTGGTGGAGTTGAAGCCACCCGAAGCGCCGCCGGAGCCGAGACTGTCGCTGGTCGTCAGCCAGGCACGGAAGCCGCCGAGGGTGCGGTTGGTTGCGCCGTTGCCGGAGCCGGCCGAGGAGGCCTGGTTCGACATGAGCGTGACTTCCATGTCGGTCTTGAGTTCCTGGCCCTTCTTGCGGATTTCGCGGGCCATTTCCGAAGAGCGACCGGCCTTCTTCACCTTCTCCTGGGTTTCGGAGATGATGATCGACTTTTCCGAGATCTGGCAATAGTTGCTGACACGGGTCGTCGGGCTGATGGCGTCGAACTCCCATTCATTGCCTTCCGGCTGGTTGTTCGTGGTGGAGGGAGTGGCAAGCGCGTCGGTCTGCCATTCCGGCTTGATGCCTTCAACGGACTTGCGACCGATGAGCGACATGAAGGGGGTCTTGCTCGGGGTGATCATGTAGATCATGTCCGCGAGCGTTTCGCGGTTACCTACCGCGTCATACGTCTCGAAGGTATTGGATGGCTGTGCCATGGTGATTTATCCTTTGGATCTGAGGAGAAAGGCTTCGATGGCTTTGTCTGCTGCTTCGACAGAGCCTGTTTTCCGAAGAGCCTGGAACCTTCCTTCAGCGTCACGCGCCATGTCCGTCTGAGGGGCAGAGCGTTGACGACCAGTCAGCTTGGGAGCGGAGGGCAGGTCTTTGACGACCGTGGCACTCTTGGCCTTGAGCTTCTGGAACTGGACAGCATCGTGGAGGATGTGCATGTATGCCGAGCGCCGGATCTGCCCGATTTCGGCGGGCTCCAATCCGTAGACCGACTTCAGCATTGTCTGCGCTTCCGTCAGGAAGGCAGTGCGCTTTGTATCATCCTTGAGCTTCGGCAAGCGGTTGTAGAGGTCGGCCTGCTCGGCCCGGAAGCTTTCGACTTCCGCCGCTTTCATCTGCTCTTTCATGGCCTGTTCTTCGGCCTGCTGTTGGGACAGCACACCGTTGTATTCGGCCATTAGACGCTTGTAGGTTGCTTCTTCTGCCATGTACCCTACAGGGTCGAAATTGGGAGAAGACTCGTCCAGTTTTTCTGGGTTGGGTTCTTGAGGCAATATGCGTTTTGCAAGCGTGAGAATTACATTGCGCTTGGCGATCAACGCCTGTTCTTCGGTTTCCCGCCACTGCCGGGTTTCCTGCTGGACGCGCTCTCGCTCGGCCTTCAGTTCTTCCGTCTTGCGGGAGTAATCGCTCTGGAAAAGGTTGTTGCGTTTCAGGTCGCCGAGGCTGATCTGCTTCCCGTCGCTGAGCGTGACCATGAAGTCATCGCCAATCGCGGGTGCAGGGGCTTGCTGACCTTCCGGCTCCTCGCCTTCTTCGTCGCTCTCGATTGCCAGTCCAGTCAGTTCGTCGTCTTCGACTACTTCAGTGCTGGCGGGTGCCTCTCTCGACTGCGCAGGATCTGGCTTGGCCAGGTTGCCGTCCAAAAGATTTGCAATGGCACGCTCCCCTTCAGATTCACTCATAGGGGAGAGTTCCACGGGCTCCGTTTCCGGAGAGATCGTGGTTGTTTCGTCCATGTTTATGGAGTCCTTTAGATCGCGGTGACCTTACGCTTGGCCTGTCCGCTGTTGATCATGGTTTCCAACTCCGAAAACACTTCGGAGCAGAACTTGACGCGCACTTGCTGCGCGATGATTTCGTTCTTGTTGTCGGGGTCCGCCGCAATCAGCTTGGCGATCGCGTTCTTGTGGATGCGAGCGAATGCCTCCTGGAGATAGATATCGTCCTTGAGGCGCTTGGCTTCCTTGGCGAGGGTGTCGGCGTTGATCATCCGGGCTTGCCCCCTGCCCTGACATTGCTCGATTTGGCCTTGGCTTCCGCCGTCTTGGCCTGGATATGAATGCCGGCCGCTGCCTGTTCGCGCTGCAACTGGAATTCGGCCTGCCACTGCTGTTGCGCCATCTGAAGTTCGGCGTTGAGCTGCTCACGCTTAAGATTCAGTTCCGCCACGAGCTGTTCGCGCTTGAGGGCGAATTCCATCTGCATCTTCTGCTGTTCGAGCGTGTTGCTGGCCTGTGCCTTCTGCATGTCCAGTTGCGCGGCCTGTTGCGCCATCTGGGCTTTCATCTGCATCTCTGCCTGCTTCATCTGCATGTCGGCTTCGGATTTCTCACGCTCCAACGCAATCTTTGGGTCTTCCTGGCCCTGTGCGGCCTTGGCTTGTTCCTTGAGGCCGGCAAGCACTTCCTCGGTCAGATCGGGGAAGTAATCGGCTGCATTCCGCAAGCCTGCTGCTTCGGCGCCCTTGACCGAGGTCTTGACGATCTTGTCCAGCATGTCGATTGCAAGCTCGCTCATGCCGGTTTGCTGCATCGCCAGCGCAAGCTTTTCCTGCTGCATGCTGACCTGTTGCAGCATCATCAGATCGCGGTCGCGGGAGCCTGTGCCGAGCCCCGTATTGACCACGGCGTCCATCTCTGAATTCCAATGACGCGGATCGACGTTGACCCACTCGTCACGAAGGCGGATGGTGCGCGGCTTGTCCTGATGCTTCACCGTGAGGCGGAGAGCCTTGGAGAACACCTTTTTCCAGCCTAGTTCCGACTGGTTGCGGGCGATAAGCTCGATCTGCGAATAGGCGCTGTCATGCTGTAGCTGGCTGGCGGTTGCCGTCTGGTTCTGCAACGCCTCGGGATCAAGCGCCGCCGTCGAGCGAGAAATGCCCGTGCGCCATTCGATAATGCGATCCATTGCCGCCGTTGCCTCAAGCACGTTGGGCAGGATCGACGGGATGACAAACGGCTCAATCGGCAGTGTGCCGGTTTTGCGGATGATGACGCCGCCGATGGTCGGGTTTATAACCTCGTCCATGTTTTCCACGCCGTCAGATTCAATCTGCATGCGCGGGACGTTGACCTGATAGGTATTGTTAAGCCCCTGCCTGAGAAGGACCGTCTTGATCTGCTGGATATCCATGACCTCTCCGGCCAGGGAATCAGACGAGAAGCGATGAGGGACGGGCGTGCATGGGATCTGATCGAACGGCTTTTCTTCGTCGCACTCTTCCCATTCGAGAAGAACACCAGCACCACCATTGCCCGCATAATAAGCGCGGATGGTTTCAGCGATGCCGTCGCCGTTCACGTCCATCTGCAAATAGGACTCGTGAAGCTCGACAAACTCTGTTGCTTCGTCAGGTGCATCGACAAGACCCGGCTCTGTATCGTCGCGCGTCAGTTCATCCTGATTGCTGTCAGGCGACCCGTCATAGCGCGGGATGGACTGCACCTTCTCCTTGTCGAACCCCATACGGAGAAGCTCGGACCTGGTGATGCGCGGGTCACGCTGCGAGCAAAAACGGGCTTCCTCGATTGTCGTTGCGTCGCGATCGATGAAGAAGTTGCCGCGCTCAATCGCCTTGAACCGCAGTGTTCCGTATGACGTGACGCGCTTGATCCTCACGTCATAGGTCGGGATGTTGACCAGCTGCGGCTCGCCAGGCATCATCTGCCCATCAGGGCCCGGTATTGGCTGCCCCTCTACGTAGTCCTCGTATCCCTCGCCTTCGGTCTGCTCTACGATCTCGACATCTTCGTTTTCAGTGAGCATTGCAATCTGTTCGGCCGTGAGGCCAGAATGCACCGAGGTCTTGTAGCACTTGGTGTCATCCCACCACGTCTTGACAATTCCGTCACCGAGCAACAGGCTGTCATGTGTCGCATCCCACAGAATGCGGTAGCCTGGATTTGTCACCCAGAAATCATAGTTGATCGTGTCGCTGGCCTGCTCTGTGAATTCCTCGTCACCCGGCTCCATGGGCTGGTAATCGACGATACGATCAGAGGCCGTGAACACTCGCACGATGCCGGGCAGAACCCAGCCAATGACATCGGACACATCGCGGCTGACAACGGACGACCAGCCCTCTTCGGACGGCGTGTCCGTCATCCGGCCCTCGTAATAGTTCAGGGCGCGGCGCTGGTCCTTCTCAATGTCCGTGCGGTAGAAGAGCTTGGCGTCTGCAATCTCGCGAGAGATGATAGCCTTAAGCTTGTCTTCGTCTATGCGTTTGGCCATCAGGCCGACCACCTAAGCGAAGAATTGATGCCTTGATTGTAACGGCCAATGGCGCTTTCGCGCACAGCGATCCTGTCCATGCCCGGATCAACAAGTGGAGTGACGTCAGTGAACAGAGCGCCTTCGTGGCAGTCTGTCCAAATCAGGCTACCGTCATCCATTGTCTTGTCCACGATGGCGAACTGGCACTGCTGGCGTAGGTCGCCAATGGGCCTGTCGCGGAATACGTAAAAAAGCCCATCACTCTTGTAGACGCGGCATGAGTTGCAGAACCGAGTTATGAACTCTTCAACACTGATAACGATTGTCTTGCTCATCAAACTACCCACTTTCGTTTCGCCGTTGGCGGTGCCTGCCGCTTGATTGGTTCTTCGTAAGCCACGCACATCAGGCCGAATGCATCAGCGCCGTGAGATGCCCAATCGTGATCAGGACCGAGGCCAATGCCGCGCTCTTCGTCTTTTTTCTCGTGATACCAGCCGAGGGCTGCCCGACCCGGCTCTGTCCGCGCTTCATCGAACCACATGGACGGTAGAAGCCTGCGGCCTGCCTCAATGCGGCCACGTGCAGCGCCCTTGCCCTGGTTCTCGATCACCGTGGCTTTGTAGCCGGCACGCTCGAATGCGCTCCTGAATGAAACATCATGAACGCGGTCTTGCGTGTCGCCATCATGCGGCAACCATATTTGCGCGCGGTCTTTCGAATATCCTCGTGACCGCAGCCAATCGAGATGCGACGCCAGTGGCTGTCCGACCGCTTCGTAATAATCAAGAACCCTGATTTCCTTGCCGATGAACTGTGCAACCCACATCGAGAAAGCGTCGGCCTTGTTGCCGGTGCCGCCGATGTCGCAGAACACACGCAGCGTCATGAGAGGATCAGCAGACACCCGGCCTATGCGGCCATCCTTCTTTGCCTCGATCAGGAGCTTTGCGTAGTAGGCGCCGGAGAGGACGGTGGCATAACCGCCTTCCCAGATATGGTCGTATTCCTCTGGTGAGTTTCTCAGGCAGTCCTGGCGCTCTTGCTCAAGCACTCTGGGGAACCATGGATTGTCCGACCAGTTGGCCTTGACCACCACTGCCCCTGTTGGCCGGCTTGGCCCACGAAACATCTCGTCAACCGCGTCAACCTTGCGCAGCGGGTTCCATGACCACCACATTTCGGATTCAAGACCGAGCCGCGTGTTTTCCCAACGCAGCGTAGGACGAATGAGGCCTATCGACCGCTTGGTGAGCGAATGTGCTTCCTCACCCCAGAAGCGGTGGAAGCCCTCGAATGATTTGATGCTGTCCGTCGTGTGGTCCTGAAGGCCCTGGAAGACCAGCAGGCCATCGCCAGGCGTTTCGATCTTGTCGTTGAAGACCCTGAACCCGTCTTTCTCGCCTAGCCCATGCTTGGCAAGCTTGCTCTCGATCAGGAACTTAGCTGAGTCCTTCAGGCTCTTCTGAATCTCGCGTCCGCAGATACCGCGTAGGCCTTCACCAGCTTCGCCCGGGAAGCGCAGCGCATCCTCCACCATGAGATCAGCGAAGAAGTGGGACTTGCCCGAACCGCGTCCGCCATGTGCTGCCTTGTCACGTGCCGGCCCTAGAAGCGGCTCAAAGACTTCGGCAGTCTCGAAATCAAGTGTCCTTGGCACGGATTATATGGCGCTCAATGCGGTGGACCATTTCAAGAGGGTTATCCTCGTCGCCTATCAGGGCTTGCGGAACCTTGCCGTCCAAACGATCAGCGATTTCCTTGATGGCCTGGATGTCGCCGTCTACAGCCTTGTTCACGAGCGCGTCGGCAACGTCACGTAGCTTGGTCGTGCCCTCGGCTTTTCCAGCTTCATTGATGGCGATGTTGAGCATGGCGGCGAAGGATTTCGCGCCTTTGGGACGACCTGTCATTTTTGCTACTTTTTTACACCTTAAACCGTTGACGCCGTTTACTTCACCACATCGCCACCATGAGCGTTGCAGTCGAGCTGTCATCGATGCGCTTAGTGCGGATTGGGAGGACTGTGCCGGCCGGGACAGCAGAGAATGTAATCTCCGCGCCATCAGCATTCACGGCGACAACGCTACCCGCACCGCCGACATAAATAGCGGTAGTCACGTAATCGAGTTCCGTCGATGCGTGGGGTGTGACGGCCACGAAGTTCTTGACCGGGCTGGTAACATTGTTCGTCGTATTGTGCGTATCGACGGCTGCCATTGTTATTCACCTTTAGGCTTGGGAGTGGTGGAATGAATGAAGGCCCGAAAGCGGTTAGCTTCCGAGCCCTTGGGATGGTCTTGCCGTTTGGGAGCGAACCCCAAACTGACGAAGCTTCGCGACCTTGACCCCTTGCGGGTGATCCTAACGCTACTTCGGCAACTGGTGCGGCAGTTTCGCCGCTAAACTTGCCATTGATAGGTAACGGCAGCATATAATTTACCAAATTGTATAAACTGAAATTTGGTTAACCGCAATACCCCCTAATCAATATCCACACCTCTGGCAAACATCAGCGCCTGCAACCCGCTCTTGAGCAGCCTCAATTGTGCCGGCGGCATTAGCCTCAACGCTTCGTTATCCTCTATGCACACATTGCGAACCGTCTGCTTTACGCCTGCTCCTGCCTTGAGCAACACGCCTTCGAGGCGCATCATCATGTTGGTGGCGCGGGTGGCTCGTTCCTGGATAGTCTTGGAAGGATCGCCGTCATGCCCGCGAACTG